TGTATAATATGTAGGTGCTACATCAAATCTAGCATATCTAACAAGTTGTACTTGAGTATTTGCGACATCAGAAGTCATAGTTAAATAACCAGTCATTACACCCCATTCGCTTGGTGTTAATGTATTACCTTCTAGATCCACCCCTACTACTTTATACCAGCCCAAACTTTCTAAATCCGTTTCGGTGCCGCCTGGACTTTGTGCTTGAACGGGATCAAAATATCCCAATCCAGAAGGTGCGGATGTCCATGTATATGGCCACGTACCACTATAATAGGTATTATATTCACTCGCTGGAACTGAAACACCAGGATATATTAATGGAATATTTCTTGTTGCTGTAGTGGTAACATCGACAATATTTGAGCCTCCACCAACAGTTCTAGGATCATATGTTGTTGCTTTTACGAAACCTAAACTATTTGGACTCATTGCACTAAATGGAACGCCGCCACCTGATGTGGTAATTGTAGCACCTGATAATGGTACAGTAGGTGTATTACTAATTGTTATTTCATTATTTATGGGATCAATATCAGTAACAGTAGTATTTGCAGGAACACTACCTGTACCCGATACGACCTTAAATAATTGCCCTAATAATATTCCACCAACTGTAGCGAGTGCAATTTTAGTACCTATACTGCTTGCACCTGTTTTAGTTGTGCTTGAATATGGTCTTATGCTAGGACCATCCCATGATGGCGCTAATGCTGCTGGTCCTGTAACACCCACTTGATTGTTTTTTGCAGTCACTGACCAATAATAAGTATCGACCGGCAAGTCACTCATTGTTATTTGTACAACAGTATTACCACTATATAATCTACCATCACCTAGGGTCGCGGATTTATATAAAGTATGCGTTTGAGTATTATTAGATGTACCGAAGTTAAAATCCATGTACAATACAGCACCAGTATTAGGTACTACACCAGTGATCACTTGACTTTGCAAATCACCATTATTAACAGGACTATTTGTAATTATTGGAGCAGCAGGAGTACCAATAATATTTGGATCAATTAAACCTGTACTATCACTTGGTACAAAATCTTGTATTGAATTGTCAGCATAAATGTTGTCATTATATTCAAATGCAGTAATTCTTGCACCTAAACTACCATCAGGATATTTTTCTTCACCTACGTAGTTTACTCTGAACAATTTGTTAGTCCAACCGTATTGACTTAATGTTACTTTAATCACATCACCGGCTTCTATTTGTATGCCACTATAATCCGTAGCAAAACTAATTGCTAAATCTTCACGACCTTGCAATAATCTACGCAAACCTAAATATTTGGCTTGCACTGCATTATTAACTTGTGGTAATTGAATTACAAGTTTATTAATGGCTTCGTTAGGTGACAATAAACTTGGAATAGTTGTGAATAATGATACAACTTGGTAATCAGTTTGATCCTTAATATTCACATTAGGATACTGAACTTCCATTTCATTGTATGTGCTGTTCAAATCGATTGGATTGACTTCAATACCACCAATTAAATTATTGCTATCAACACTAAACAATTGTCCTAATGTTGTATAATCAGTATAACTTCTATTGATGACAACACGCCATTGTCCAGTCAATTCACTATATTGTAACCAACTATCGCAGGTATCCACTAATTGTTGCAAATTACTTAAACAATCAATACCGGTATTAACTGGTCCGTTAACGGCATAACGTTGTTGTGTTGCGGATCCGCCACCTACTGGTATATATGTAATATTTTGTGCTGAATATGTATCCAATGCCGTTAAACTTGCGGTGTCAATTTTTGATATTGGTAACCCACATCCATAACGTGAATTCAACATATAATCTTTAATTACAGAGCCAGGTAAAGATAAAGTATTTCTAATTTTAACTTTAACTGATCCAAGATTTGTTGTACCAGCGTCACGATTGTAAATTACTTTAACGATTACGAATGCAGTATTGGTCATTGATGCTGATTGACCACCATTAGTAAATAATGAACTATTCCAGCGAATATCACTAGGTATACCACTATCACTTAATATATCAATAGCAGTTTGACCACCTGTATTTGTACCCGAATTAGATCCATTTGTAAATTTGTAAATGAATAATCTACCGGCAACTTTAGTATCAACTTGTGGACCACCGGCTGTGTTTGTTGTTAGGCTTACGACTTTTGCTGGATCGATGCCATCGAATGCTACTAATTTATTTTCATAGTAAACTTCATCAAATGAATATCCACTAGTGGCTGTTGTGTCCGTATGTTCTGCCAATGCAACAACATACCACATTGTTTTATTATCTGTGCTTAATTTTGCATCAGTTACAACACCCTCAATAAATGCTGTACCATATACCACAGGTATTTTGTTGTCAGTGCTTGGGGCCAATTGTATTCTTGCACCAGCGTCTTGACTTCCTGCTGCTTTGCTATTAGAACGATTTGCTATTAATTTACTAATACCAATTGTTAATAATGTTCGTCCAGCGAATGCGGCAATAGCACCTGCATTCATAATCATGAATGCACCAATTGTGCCTCCTAATGCTGCGCCGGCACCTGCGATAAGGGCTGTTGCGCCTGCGGCTATAGCGGTAAAAATTGGCATATCATATACTCCAAGTCGTTTCTACAGGTTTTAATCCAAACCTACTATAATTTAATTCTTGCCCATGCATTTGGCTCATTGTATAGAATTGAATTCTACCTTGATCTTTTAGTTCATCACACATTTCGGTATAGTGTTTCAATAGTCTATAACCAGCGGTTGATCCTCTGTGATCTAAATCGACCCAATAAGCAATTTCTGTCATTACTAATTTACTGTTATCCCAAAGATATGGTACACACAATGCCAATAACATTCCTGTTATTTCTTTATTCTTTTCACTAACCAATGCAATGCCCGCGCCTGCAACAATTGTTGACAATATTTTTTTAGCCGTTGTATCATCTTCTATCTCCATATTACTGATATTGCCACTGTCATGGTAATCCCATAACATTTCAATTATTCTTGGTATATCAAATTTATTTGCTAGTCTTATCATGGTTGGTCTATAAATGTGTTTTCATTTGTTACACTACTCTCCAATGAACTACCACTAGGATTGGTTGTAGTTGCAGTTGCGGGTTGACCGAAGTCAAATGTTTGTCCTGCAATTGCATATATGTTATTCATGCTACTATCAGTAGAAGTAAATTCTTGCCAACTAGTTTTATTAGTTTTTCTGCCGGCAACTCTATTTTCTAAAACTGTTTTATATGAACTTGCATTTAGTGTTACTGTAAAGTTATCCTGCTGATCTACTCTATCTTCTGAAATATTATAACTAGTAATGATGCCCGTAAATCTTGTATACGTATTGGTTAATACATAATTGTTGTTATAGAATCCACGTATAATTTGCACTTCACTACCGCGTATTTTACCTTGACTATCTAATACGACTTGTATATTATTGCCATCGATACCACTTAGTGCTATACTTGTATCACCGCTAGTAACACGCAAATCTCTATTTTGCACGCCAACGCCCATTAATCCACCTAATGGTGTATATGTTACTCCACCAATAACTTCGGGCTTGTATGAACTGCTAAAAGTGTAAACATTAGCATTGGCTATGTTGCCATATTCATTGTAAATTGTTAATTTAACAAATTCTGCGTTATTAATAAACGCAGCATTGTTTGATACCTCTGGTATATTTTGCATAATTTATTCCTTAGGCTGTTGCCACATATTCATATAACATAAAACTGTCACTGAATTCAATCAATGCATTACTGATTACACTATCATTAAACATTGTTTGTCCACCCGGTATTAATTTATATACAGGCATATTTGGACAAAACATATAGAACTCACAACTATTACCAACAGTAATGTTATCACCTACAACTGTGCCAGTAATTATGTTTGGTCTATGTGTCGTTATAACAACACTAGAACCAGTACCTCTAGTTACTTGCGTTGTACTTGTAAATGGAAACGTATGATTACCAATTTGTATTAAGTCGTTTGGCTCAAATAATACGCGAGTTGCAGCCACTACTGGTAGATTTGTTAATGTTAGTTGATTGCCCACAAAACTTTGAACAGTTACGTTATTAATTTGAGTTTGATTCATTGATCCTTGATAAGCAAATATCCAATTCAATTGAGGCAAATCACTGAATGTAATTACTTCTGGTGTATAACGATCTAATGTGTCTAGTGATTCCATCAATTGTCTTGCTTCATAGTATTTAAAACGATTAGGCATATCCAATCTAAAACGCCATGGATTAAAGGTGGGAGTTAAACTAGTTCTTGGTACTTCGTTTCTTGTAAATTGTATGCCGACAACGTTTCGTCTATCTATTTGTAGACCATTACAATAATTTAAAATTGTTTGTAGACCTGCCATAAAAATCCTTATCTATTTCCATATGGCATTTCTTTACGTGCCATTTCTACTGTGCCTAATAATGTTTTGCGGTGTTCAGCAAATAATTGTGCTACTGATCTTGCATCAAGTGCGCTGACATTATTAGTAATGTAATTGTTTGTTACTGGTGCACTAACAGTCGCACTACTACCTTTCAAAGCATGATTAGGTATTACTGTTCCTGCAGCCCTAGGTACGAACAGTTCAGGTCCTTTTTCACCAACAATACTTGGTTTATTGACTGGAGGATTACCACCATTAGCAAAACCAAATATACTACCAATCGCTCCTACTATTCCTGATACGCCACCAATGGCTCCGAATATCTTACTTGCTTGTGCTTTAAGTTCAATTTTAAGCAAGTCTTGTATGATGCTACGAGCAAAGTCTTTGAAACTAAACTTACCTGTTTCAACAAATCTATCGATAGCACTTTCCATGTTACGAGTGATAGAACCGAATACTTCGCCCGCTCTTGTTGCAGCATTGGTTGCATTATCCATGTACTTGTCAAATGCATCTTTCCAACCTGCTTCCCATGTACGTGAATATTCAAATTGTGCAAGTTGTGCTTCACCTATTGCTTTATATTTGTCAGCAATTTTTTGCAACCCATCAGCAAGTTCTTGTGCTTGTTCGGTACTTAAATCCATACCTTCGAAACTAGAGGCAAATGCTCTACCTGCTTCCAATGCTGCTTTTCTTGCTTCTTCTTGTATTGCTGCAATTTGCTGTTGTAATGGATTACGTCTTTGTTGGTCGCCGCCAAATTGCACTTCACGCATTTTATCATTTGCCTGACTCAACAAATCACCTAGTTGACGCTGACGATCAATTTGTTGTTCGATTGCCACTCTCATATTTTCTGCGGTACGCAAACGATCTTCTTCTAACAATCGTGCAGTTTGCAATTTAGCAATATACTCTGGCAATGCCTTTATGTGTGCATCATATATTGCTTTAACTTCTTTTTGCTGATCTTGTAATAGTTTGATACGACCCGGCAATGTTGGATCTTCATTACCAGTCTTAAGTTGATTTTGTAGTTTTTGTATTTCTTGACCAATTTGAATTTCTTTAGCCAAACGTTCATCTTGAGCCTGCATCTGCGCTCTTAATATTTCAAGTTCGTCTTGATTTAATCCATTGCCTTGAGTTTGCAATCGTATTAAGTTGGCTTCAGTAAAAACTCTATCTCTTGCATGTTGTAAACTTACGTAGGTATCTTCGTTTTGTTGTTTTAACATGAAACCAAATTGTGCAAGTTCTTGTGCGTTTTTGTCTATGACTGCGCGTTCTTCTTTTCTAATACGAACGCTTTCCATCATTGATTCATGACGCTTTTTCAACCTGGTCATTTCATTTTCATGTTCTGCTTTTGCGGCTGCAATACCTGATGGTGAAGGACCCATGCCTAGCATATCATTGATTTTGTTAATTGCTGCTGCAAGTTTAGGGAACTTTTCAGTAACAAATTTTTCTAATGATTCTGCTGCTTTATCAAACCAACTTGCTAAGTTTTGTCCAGTCAATGCTTTTAATGTTTCATTCAATAAAATCAAACCTGCGATCACTGCACCAATATATGGTATCATTCTTACTAAACCAGCAATCATTACTCCTAATCCATTAGCAGCATATGGAATTCTTAATGCTAGTTTTTCAAACAAGGTTAGCATATTCTTTATTGGACCATTTGCTTTGTCAAACATCGGTGTGCCTTTAAAGAACCTAGATACATAACTAAATGCAATTTCAGCAGTTTTAGCAATGCTTGCAAAACCACCTGCAAACACTGCTTGACCAATCTTGAAAGCACCATATGCAGTAACTATACCACTTGCTAATAATGCAAATCCTCTTACAAGTTTATCTATAACAGTGAATGCAACGGCTAACGATGCAATTGCTGCAGCCAATTTAACAATTGCGTCTACGCTACGATTGATAGTATCTTGGTCTAATTTGTTAATAAATTCTACTATGGGTTGTATTGCTTTTAATACGCTTAGTTGTAGTTTCTGAAATGTAATGTCTAACTTGCCTTGCATTTCAGCAGTTTGGCGTATGGCATCAGCATACTTCATACTTTCTATTGTTGCTGAACCTAGTTGATTCGCAACACCTTGTATGTTTACACCTCTAAAGCCCTTACCTAGTAGTTCAGTTGCTAATACAACTCGCTTACCGGCATCGTCTACTTTTGCAAGACCTTGAATAGTTTTCTTTAAAATGTCTTGTTCACTTAGGGTGCGTAAATCTTTTAAAGAAACACCGACTTGACTAAATGACTTTTGTGTTTCTTTACTACCATCGGCTGCTTTACCTATAGCATCAACTAATTTTAATACAGAACTTGATGCTACTTCTGCTGAACCACCATTAAGAGTTACTGCTTGTTGAAATCCTAATAGGTTTTCAATAGCAATACCAGTAGCATCAGTTAAATCTTGTATACCATCAGCCATTCGAATGACATTGGTAATGGCAGCACCAATTGCTAGACCTGCAATTGCAGCACGCAAACCACTGAATGCATTATTAAGTTTTTCTACTCTAGTTTGCAATTGACCGAGGTTTCTTTGCGCACTGCTAGTATCAATAGTTACGTCATATGATAAATCTGCCATTTTACTTAGCCTTTAATATTTGTTTTATTCTGTCAAGAATAAATTTCTCAGTAGGTTTAGTCATACCCATTGGGGCTTGATTACTACCACGCATACCTCTATTAGTCATATGACGACCTTTATCCAATACTTGTGCGTATTGGTAATCAGCCTCGATTTTATTACCACTCAATTTAGTATTGTTTCTAGCATTGCCGGTACGTATAGGTGTATTCTTTTTAAAAACTTGATAAGCCTCTTGTGGCAATTTATCTAATTTACGTTGAATACGGTTTATTGATGTTGTTATTTTATTAACTTGCAATGTAACTGACATTATTAATCCTTGTTCTGATTTAGCATTTGTACTAATTGATCTTGGGTATATGTATCAACAGGTATTTGATTATTGTTTGCCATTTTTTTATGTTGAAATTGTTCAAATGTTAATGCAGCATCCATAATATATAAATCAAATGTATTACTTCTATTTAATACCTCGCTTGGCAATAAGCCATAACGTTTACCTAAACCATCAATCATCAATATTGACATCATCTTTTCAGAATCAAGATCAATATTGTCGGTCGTTACTTTCCCAGTATTTCTGTCACCTTATTAATTGCCTTCATTAGAATATTAGTTGGTAACATATTTTCTTCATTTAATATTTGCTTACCCTTTTCATCTAAAATCAAGGTTTTAACAATTTCTATAATACTAGCAGTGTCAACTTTATTCATGTTGGCAAGTTTCATAAAAACTTCCATGGGCTGACGATCCCATGTATAAAAATCCAATGGTTCGCTATACTCTTTAATGACTTCTTCGTCATCAAGAATTACTTTTGTTAATTGGGGTTTGCTTGCTATTTGTGAGAGGTTCATTTATTTTCCTTTAATTTATTGTAATGTATTTATTTCTTTTTGTCTAAATCTTCTAATAGTTGATTTAGTAATGCTAAACGAAATGTTTGTTTCGCTTTTAGTTGTTTAATTGTTGCTTGCATATTGTCAAGCATAGGAATTTGTTTTGCCTCATCAGCAATTAAACTTCTAATCTTTTCTTCATCGGTGTGTAGCCAAACTTCATTGTCCATGATTTATTCCTTATGAGTAAATTATTAAAAAAGGGATACACTGTATCCCTTTTCATACGCCTAATCAATAATTAAGCGTTCTTTCCTCTAACCATGCTTCCATTAACAGCAAGCGTCATAGGTGACACCCAAACAGGTGCATCTGGACTTACTGTAGGAGCAAGAGAACTGATGAACCCTTGTCCAGCATAATAGAATGCGTTTGATGTAGCATTTCCGCCGTTCAATACAACTTTGAATTGTACAGGAACTTTGTTAATGCTCAATCCGCTAACACCATAGAATGTTGCGCTATTTGCAGTTGCGCTACTATTACCGAAGAACACAACATCGTCTAGGACCATGTTGCTGGTAATTTCGTTATCAGCAGGAGTTGTCAACTTATTGACGTCTGTGTTGCAGAAGTCAGTATATGAATAAACTCCAGTACTGTTAGTGATGGTAACGTCTTGCAAGCAAACTACTGATAGAGCATTAGCGATATTGCCCCAGTTAGCGGTATTGCTAATTAGATCCGTACTAACCAATAGAGTTGGTTGAGTGCCGGTTGTATTTACTGTGATTCTTGCCATTTTGGTTATCTCCTTATATATTGGCTTAAGTATTAAATTCCATTCGTAATAGTCTGAATGTCCAAGTATGTCTTTCTGCTTGCGTTGGTCCGTATGTTAAAACTTGATCGAAATCACGTTCAAAATAACCATCAAATAATTGTTGACCATCGTCTTTAATTGCAATCACAAGATTAGCAATTATTGCATTAACGTCTAAATTATGAGGATCATCTTGATAACTGATATATGTTATTCCAAATTGATCAAATGCATGATAAATTGCACTGCAATATTGAATACCCAATTGGTGAGGATTTCTTTCTACTGTATGAACATCACTAACATAAATGCCAAACCTTACTACGTCGGCTTCACTAGGGAAATCGTCATAGATTGGTACATTCCATCTTTTTGGAATGTCACGTTTCAACACAGAAATAATATCCTGTGTCGTAACAGTTGGGGCATTTATTATCGTAGATGCCATTAGAAATATCTCCTGTCACCGTTGAAATAATCAACGTCAGCAGTCCAGTTTTCTTCAAGTTTCGTAGTAGGACCGTTTGGTGAATCTTGATAAAGATCATAGAAGTTCATTAACTCCAATGCCTTTGTCCATTCACGGTCACAGCGTTCTTTAGCAAAATCATAATTCTTCAAATCCACTTCGTTCATGTTAGATACATCAGTGACTAGGCTTTCATAGAAAACCAATACAGCACCGAATGTATCCAACCTTATCAATGTTTGGTCATTTTTAATGAGCAAATTAGGATTAAAAGAACTAATCAATTGTCCATTAGGCAGATTACTATAATAGTAAGCACCAAGAACAGTATCGCAATATTTTTGCCACCAACCGAATTCAAGTTTATAGAGCCATTCTTGACTAGCAACCTTAAAATAAGGTTCCCAATCAATATCTAATGCCTCTGCTCTACGTTCGGCTGCTGGGTCATAGAATGATATATCCCTGACTGTTGCATTACTGATTCTTTGATATGGTACGGACATTTTATATTTCCTTGAACATTAGAGAGTGTTGCCACTCTCTATTGCATATTACTGCTGAATGTTAATTGCTCCGCCTCTACGTAGGTCACCAACACCAGCACCGAAGTAGCCAACGCCAGTCAACCAAATTTGCAATCCACCTGGAACTTCACCAGTCTTCAATTGTAGACCTTCCTTCATAACAGTGAATAATGCACTGTCACCGAAGTAAGCGCCAACAAGAACACTTTGTGCAGCAACTCCTAGGAATGTACGGCTTGCAGTTGGCAAGAATGTAGTGAACATGACCATACAACCGTATACACTTTCGATACGACCAGTTGCTAGCAACTCGTTACCAAGAGCGGATAGATTAGATCCACCTGATTGAGAAACTGCACCACCAGTCAATTCTGCAAGTAAACGATTCAAACTAGAACCAGTTTGTCCTGCAACTGTACCTTCTGCTTCACCGTTACTGTCAAGAACAATAACTGGAGTGCCAGGCATACGAGCAACTTTGAAGTTTTGCTTGATGTTACGAATTGTTCCTAGGACAGTGTTGTCACTGAAACCAACAGTAGCGTTAGCCAATGCGTTACCAGACTCAGCCAATTCCATAGCGCCTAATTCTGTGACGCGAGCGAAACCGTCTGCTGGAGTTGGGCTGTAGTAAGTATTGCTTGGAGTTGCTTTGAAACTCAAGAATGCCTTTGTTACACGCTGATCGACTTTTTCTGCGAAACTTTCGCCCAATTCAGCACCAAGAGTTGCTGCCAATTGGAAACTAGTAGTCCAACCGTAGAAAATATCGAATGCAGTTTGTGCAACTGCTGGGGTAGCAGTGATAGAACCTTGGTCAAGACTTGGGTTCTGAACAACAGCGTTACCAGTACCATATGTACCACCAGTACCGTTAGGATTGTAATCCTGATATGTGATAGGTGCAAAGTTAGGAACTAAGAATGTTTGACCTTGAGTAGGTTGAACAACATTAGTCATAGTAACTAGACCTGTACTTTCGTGCATAGCACGTAATGCGAAATTAGAAATTGCGGTTGTGAAGCCATCTGCTTCGTTATTTGCACCGCCAAGAACATAAGCCATTTATTATCTCCTTAAATTGGCAATTAGAGTACTTTACGACTTGAACCTGATACCGTTGCTGTTACACCTAGACCTTTGAGACCTATATTTTTTCCTAGACCATTTTTCGCTGCCCATGCATTGAATGCTGCAGGGTCACGACTATAATCAGGTATAGCCTCGTCTAATGCACCAGTAAAAGAACCTTGTCCAGGTCTTAAACCAGAACCAGAATTTAGTTGACTCTGTTTGAGTAGTTTAGGATTACCCTGCGCTACTTCATTTACTAAACCCTGGATAGTTAGTGGATTACCATCGCTACCATAACGCTCTTGACCCTTTTGATTTACGATACTGTAAGTTCCATCGTTATTCCATTGAATATTAGATTTCACTTTACCTAATGCGTAATCAAGTAAGTCACTGTCAAATTTGTCACCCATTGCTCTTTGTATGTCACTATCAAGTTCCTTCTCACGCAATCTTTGCTCTTTAGTTTGCAAATCTTGCTGAAGTTTTTGAAATTGCTCATGCAAATCGTTTGTTGTAACACGACCAACGTTTTGTTGCAATTTGTTATCTACTACTGGCTGTACGGAGCCACCGGAATTATTTTGAGCCCCTACTCTAGCCATATATGCTAATGCATCTTCTACGCTTTGGAATTGTGTCCCGCTTGCGTTTGAGAGTGCATTTAGCAAACTTTGAGTTGTGCTTTTACGAATAGCACCTGGGTTAACGGTTTGCTCATTGCCGTCGTCATTTAACTGACCCTGCGCAACTCCAGCGGCTGTATCGTTGCCAACGTTGTTAGTTTTTAAATCCATGTTTAATTGTTCCTTAATTATAACGTAATAACCGAATTGTATATCTTATTTATACTTGGGTTAATAAATTGCTTTATTAACGCCCAGTACTCATTGTGTTAAGCATGGCTGGTGCTACTTGCGCTGTATAATATGTCATACCAACGTTGGTAACAGGAGTACCTGCGCCACCTAGTATGCTTGTATTATCACCATTCTCTGCAACACCATCGCCGTTATCTTCTGTTTCTGATTCTTCCTCACCATACATTTCATGTTGTGGGATCATACTCGGTTCCAGATCACGGCTCAATACTTGTGTATTGTCTTGAGTCATTAATGTTTTGACAGCAGTATCTTCTATCGAATCAATATAGACCTGCTCATATTCTGGGATACTTGTTGCTGGAGCAAGCATACCAATAATTTCTTTTGTGATTAAACTTTGAACCACACTGTTATCACCAACCAAATCTTTAGCAGCCTTGATTAATGCCATTCTATAATTAGTATCATGTGCTTCATAGTCAGTGTTATAAAGTACTTCACCTGCCCAACGCACATTCATAAAACGTGCTGCATAGGTGAATATCATTTCTTCACAGACTTCCATCAATCTTGCTTTCGCTTTAGCAAGTCTGTGTAATTGCTTGCGTTCTTCTATAATAGCCACGCCACTAGCAATTTGATTTTTACTATTGCGTAATCCACCTAAACCAGTTAGTGCTTCAATTTGTTCTAGTATATCTTGTTGTGCTTTAATAATGGTATCAACATCACCTGTATCAATTGCAATTGCTTCTACTTGACCTTCATTTGCTCTTACAATTGCGCCAGCGTGTACTGGAATGCTGATGCCTTTATCTGCACGAATAATAGTGTGTGCAAATTGTATTGCAGTGTATTTTTCACATTCTAGTTTGTAGATTTGTCTTTGCGCATCGGTTGCACTATCAATATCACTTATACCAACGTCAATACGTCTTGGATCACGACGACCATATGCAATGAATATTGGAAGACTCATGCCAGGTGGAAATGCACCTTCTCCAATTAATTCTGCTTCTTGATTTAATTGTGCGCTACCATTAACTGATTTAGGCACTTCATAACTACGCCAGTAACTAGGAGTGTTTGCATCGCCAAGATGATAGCACTTAATATAGTAACAATCTTCTTCTTCCATCTCTTTGACTTTAACATACTTCAGCATTGGACGACCACCATAGTAATCAAATTCCCAATCCCAAACGTCTAATGGATTTATTGCACAAACATAGGGTCTACCTAAATTACCTTGCTGTTCTTGTGGCATATCTACTGCTACCCAGCAATGACCATATATACTTGTTAAATCACCTAGGGATTCCATAAAACTTGTCATGCTACGATTAGTTAAATCTGCATCTAACAAAAATAGATCAGCCCACTCTGCGTTTTTAGGATTAATGATTGCGCCGGTCGGTGAGGCAAATTGTACATTACGCTTTACACCAGGCTCGAATAGTACGTCATTGATTGTGTCAACGATATAACGACAAATTGGTTGTGCCACTGTGTTATTAACTAAGTCTTGCCATAGTGTGCTATCTTCACTAGGGCGCTTTTTACGAACCATCATTTTGAATGGTAATCCACCAAGATATGCTTGCTGATATGTAAGCATTTGTAAGTAGATTTGATCGTATATAGGATTCTTATTTAAAAGTTCTTTGTTTTGCATGTTTTATTTCTCATAAAAAGCATTGGGCATAATATGTTATCTTATATTTATACTTTAGTGTTTGTTTCTACAATTGTCACCATGCCATCGTACAAACATATGATAACTCATGGTCTTATCACAGTGTGTGCAGGTAACTTGTACAGGTTTGTAAGCACGATGCCTACCAATGTGCCTATTATCATCTACCATTCTTCGAACGTTTTCTTTTTTAGTAGCAAGGTATAAATGCGCAGGATTGAAACACTTGTAATTATAACAACTGTGACATACATATGCGCCATCAGGTATAGGACCAATATGGTGTTCATAACTAACCCTGTGTACTAAACGCATTTTACTTTTAACACGCAACATACCATAACCTACGTTATTTGCGCAACCTGTCCATACCCAGCAATCATTAACGATTGATTTACGCCTATTTAATTTTTCTTCTATTGTTCTCATCTCTCAACTCCAAATTTGGTAATCTTTTTCGTCTGTCATACCTAATATTTCTTCCATCGTTGGCCCACCAGGATATAGTGGACTATCAGGCATGTGTTGTACTCCTGGTCTAGATTGTCTTATTAATCGTGGATCCATACCAACGTATTCAGGTATTCCTATACTTTCATGAACGATTGGGAATAGATAATGTATTCCATAACGAATACAATCTCCTAAACCGTCGATGTGTGCATATTTTTGTTCAGTATACTTTACTAAACGTTTGCGTGAGGCATCTTCATAGTGGTATGTTCCTAATGCTTCAAGCAAAAATTTATCATCGGGTTGCACAACAAGTCCACCTCTAGCAATAAATGCGTTACTTGTATTGTCAGTGTCTGATACTAATGGATTGCTCTTGCGGTTATTGACAATAGTAAAACCATATTTCTCTAATATGATTTTGTCTGTTACACCGAATGCGCTTGTGGTATCACGATTCAATTGCGTACCACTCATGTCTATAATGCTATTGATTCTACGTTTAGGAAAGTCTAAACGAATTGCGCTTGCTATGCCTTCTGTACTACAATCAGGTATTGCATAACTTTTTAAGATTTCCATTTTGCCATTTAAATCACCTGGCTTAGTAACTTGCGCTACTGTTGCACACATTACTCGTTTGTTAAAGTCATGGAATGTATAAAGATCACCGTACCTATCTTTAATTTCACCTGTGTGTTTTGTTTTATCCCATGCATAGAAAAACATATCTGCCACACTCTCCCATTGGCACATATAATCTTGTGCAAATTTTAATGGGCTTATAATTCGTTTTTGTTCAGATATGAATGCACGATTTCCTGAACGCATTTCAATATAGTTGTAGTGTCTAACGATGTATCGTTCAGGGTTTTGTTGAGCAAGTACAAACAAGTCGTAAAGTGGTCCTGTTCCGTTTGGCGTGCTGATAACAATAAGTCTACCGGCTGTATCGGGTTGTCCAACTTTAGGTCTAAGTCTGTTTGTGATTTCTTGCAATGTGTCTTGAGTATATAATGCTGCTTCGTCTGCGACCCACACACCGACGTTAAGACCACGCAAGTTTTCTCGTTGTTCTGCTGATTTACACCTAATAAATATTCCATTTGGGAACTTAATGGTAAGTTCACTGTTGTTAATGTCTTTGCCATCAGTTAATCCATAATATTCTATACAACTACGCTTTAATGGTTCCCATATCAATGCTTTAATCATGGATCCAGTGGGCGCACTGTATATAATATCTTTTCCTTTATGAAAACGAGAGTCAGTAGCGAATATTGGCAAAGCAATTGCCGCGAGGAATGTCTTTCCACTACCAACAGGAACTATGTCCACACAATGCTTATCAGTAGTGAGCCAATCTGCTAGAATAGTGTTTTGTTCGCCATAAAGGGGAACCTGTACCTTTTTCATTCTTTCCAGTCGTTTAATTCAACACTAGGAAATGTGAATCCAACACTTATTGCTTCGCCTTTACTAGTAACATCAACTTGTTGAACATCACTAAAATAATATTTTGCAAATGCAGTTTGGTATCTAAACAACATGTCATGATCACCACGCATTCTAGCATTGTACATATCTTGAACTAAATCTTCTTTTAGTGAATTGCCATGCAATTTAAAGTATTCTTCTAGAAATTCACCACCTTGAATCTTGTTGGTAGATCCAACTTTTCTGCCGGCGCCTTTTCTTTTGCCACCGCGCTTTTTGATTTCTGCCTGATTGTTATTCAAAATGTTATTTTCCATGCTAGTAACCCTATTGCAATACCTATTAGAAAGTCTGGTATTAAAAACATTATTGTTCCGGTAATTAAACCACCAGCGAAATATGCTAATAGTATTTCGTATTTATTCATTAATTTGTTAATCATATCCCTATCCTTTTTATAAATTGTTCTTCCAAGGGTTTATACTTTGGATTGTTAGGCAATGAAGTATGAATTTGCCTTAATTCTATTACTTCACTTAGTTCTACTGTTTCTATATGATGTAGTAATTGATGAAATCTACTATCACACATACAATGAGCAATGAACCATTGTCTCTTTGGATCCATCATATATAGACTTTTTCGTAATCATTAGGATTATCTTCTGGGTCTAATCCGTCATAATATTTGCCAGTTGCTTTTTCTTTATATTTGAGTGTGCCAAACACGGTTAAGAATTTTTGATTTTCTTTACCCCATGCTTGTGTTAATTCTAAAAAGCGATCTTTACCGAGCATGATTTCTAATTGTGTTTTGCAATCACTTGGGCTAGGATTAATGTCGTGCTTGGTATCACGTAGTGTGTGCATAAAACCTATACACTTGTCTATCTCATCATCTCGCATGTATTTGCTTAACTCAGTAGTCATTTTATCAAAATTCTTTATATGACTAACTATGATTGGTTTATCTATGATAGTTTTGAATTCGCTCATATTAATGCACCTTTGGACTTGCACCTACTAGTGTATAGTTACTAGTTGTATTAAGTGAAATATCACCAGTAAGTTCTTTATTTTTATCTTTAAGTGTTTGTTCCATTACCAATGCACCTAAGAATTCATAAACAGTTTTTAATCCAAGTATTTTAAGATCAAAAATTTGTTTATCGTCATCTGAAAGACCATCGATGTTTATGTCATACATTTTTTCTATTGACAATTGAATATCATTCATTAATGGAACTACACTAACGAATAATGTATTGTCGGCACCTTTTATTAATTTATAGGTATACTGTATTTCACTCATTTCTTTACTTGTTCCTTCTTTTGTTCTTTGTACCCACTTGCATGTATTGCTTGTGCTTGCTTTTCTGCATCTTTCTTTTCGCGGTATAATTTGCCTTCATTACCATAACGATAGTAAGGGGTTCCGTTTTTCATAATACGCTGAATTGGCATAATAGTTTCCTTTTGTTTAGTATTTATTGGTTTACACTTTTTTTCATGTTTATCAACGTCTTTTGGTAAAATATACTTTTCACAAAGTGTACATTTATAAGCCGATACTACCCACTTGCCATCAGTTGATCGTTGATATACTTTGTTCATTTCGTTTATTCTGAATTCTTTGTTTATGTGCTATGCTCATATTCTTGCGATGTTCTAATGATTTAGGTTTGCCTTTTTTCGCTAAACTCATTTTCATTTTTTGAGATTCACTTTTAGGTACGCCTAAACAAACTCTACGAACACTATCACCTATATTTTGTCTTGCTTGTGGGGTATGTGGTCCTGTACCACGCATCCATATTGTATGTCCTGGCAATGTTTCAGGTACTTCGTTTATTTCAAATCGTTTAACTAACTTTTTATTGTTACTGTCATAACAATGCCAACGACTCCATAATTCTTTACTCATTTACTCACCTTACTCATTCTATCGTAAAACTTCATATGCGTATCATTTCTATCTATTACAGTTTGTGAATTGTGTGCTGGATTTAATCGTTTAGGTAATGCTAGACAATTTACAACACCACCATATCCAAAGACGTTTTCTTGATTCTTCTTGAAATTATTTGGATTAAAGTTTGGACTTGGTATCCAATAAATTTCATAACCACACTCGTCATGTAAGAAATCATAAATCTGATCTAGTTCTTTGCAGTTATGACTTTCATAAAACATTATTGGCGTATGTTTCTTAATTGTTCGTTTTGCGCCATTGAATACATTAATTTCAAAACCTTCAACATCTATCTTAATAATGTCTGGTTTAGGTAATGATAAACTATCAATACTGATTTGATCTACTAATTCACCAGTGTTTGATACCATGCATTCACCATAGTTACCTTGACTGTTAGTATCGTAATCACTGATATAATTTTTGCCTACTTTATCACCAACAATCTTTTTATACAATGTAATGTTTTTTCTATTTTTGGTGTTCATTTGTAATAGTTTATAACTTTTAGTGTTTGGTTCAAAAGCATAAACATGCTTAGCCATATGACTAAAGCCTAATGTATGATAACCAATGTTAGCACCTATGTCATAGATGATACTTTGATTGTTACTAAATTGTTTTAATAAGTCTAGTTCTACTTGTGTGTATTCGCCATATAAACGAATGCTTTGACCTATAATGGTATCACGCAAATAAGTATAGAACGTATCTGTATAACGTGTTCTACTAGATATTATTTCATTTACTGTTGGTTGTAATCTAGTAATATCAGGATTGACAATTGGTTTAATACCATTTGGTACATATACGGGTATGTTAGTGGTATTAGTTAATTTCCAACTAATGATATCAGTGTCGGGGTATAGTTGATGTTGTTTGTTCATAGTCATTTATTTATGTATCTAGTTTTTATCTGAAAAAATTCAATGCGAACTTAAATGATGATCCGCCACCATTGCCTATTTGTAAATCTATAATTGCTTCATCAAACATACTCATTTGTGCTGATATGTTTTCTAGTGCTTCCATTTGTACTTGACTTAAATCGTGTTGTGTACCAAACATTAAATTGTTAATTATACCACTTACGAATGTAAGCGGACTGTTTTGCCCATCACGGGCTTTTGGTAACGTACTGGTTTTTTTATACCACCATTGTCTTTGTATTTGCTTAATGTCTTGATTTCTATTTCCATCAAGTGCGCCCATTAAACTGAGCCAGCGAATTAATTCCATTTGTACCCATAACATATCATCTTTATCGATTGTTACATATTGTGTTCTTGCACTGGTAATTTTTGGTGTGTAGTGTATGATCTTGATTGCCATTGTAAATATCTCCTATACTGTATTTATCTAAATGACAAAAAATATCGGTTTATGGGTACTAAAAGGCAAAAAAGGGGGACAAGCCCCACTGCCTGTCCCCCACCTAGTTGGTATACGAAGGTGTCTTACGACATCTTTATTTATATTAAATTTGCCCTGCCTACTCTTTCTGCATAATAACTTTTAAGTTCCATTTCAAAGTCAGTATTTTTCCAAACGTTTGGATCACTATTAATGTGCTTTAGCATTATTTCATAATATGCTTCGACTTGATCTAAATCAATTGCTTGTGCCAATGTTTGAGGTGTATACCAAGCCCAATCCAAATGACTACGCAATCTGAATTTGGTAGAATTTTTTGCTATGTAAATATTTTTATTAATGGTCAGTACACCATTATAATCAATACCATTTATCTTGGATATTGCGTATTTGCTGATATTATTAAATTTTGATTTTAATTTTACATCTCGTATGCGATCTTGTATACGAATAGAGTTTAGCCATGGGCTATTATGTGGATTGATCATATAGTTACCTGTTATTGATCCATTGCTCTAAATCAAACAATTTTATGGCGTCTTAAGTATTCTGGTCTATCTGCTAATTCTCTAGCATAACGCATCGCTTGATTATCGTCGTTACAAACTGTAATTAACCATTCTAAATATGAACTTGGTATCGCTTTTAATGAAAAGCCTTTGTATTTACCAAAGTTCATTTTAGCAGGTTGTACTGGCATATCACCTAGTGGTTTTTTACGAATTACAGTAAAATCTTTTTTGCGTTCATCAATCTCACGATGAATAGGTCTATTATAATTCATCTTAGCCACCGAATGCCTCCTCAATACTTAATGTGGGACATTCATCATCATACCAAGTTCCCTGAGCACTATAATGAACTTTTTGTTTTTCTGACAACTCTTCATTTAAAACAAATGTATAACTTCTGTCTAGCAAATAAAAATCAACATGCCAATACCCATCTTGTATCCATGCTGATATTAATGAGAGTGGCAAATTCTTTCTATGATGTTTAAGAATTTTATTACCTTTTACAGGTTTATATTTTACTCTGCCCATAAACAGACCTTGATTGTGATGTTCTGCATAAATGTTACTTGCTTCTGATTCTAACACTTTGTCACAATCTTTGCGAATGCTTCGAAAAGTTTCGTCCAATGCTGAAGTTAATGCTGACCTCATAAAAATCATATAGCGGTTGTCTGTTTCAGTTTTTATGGAAAGATATGCTTTAACTCTACTATGTCTGTCGCCCAGTTTTACATGACCAATTTGTAAATGCATTTCAACAATCTTATCATCTCTATGATTCAGGCGACGCCCATATTTTGGTTCCGTGATGCCAACGCCTTGGTCTTCCTGGTTTTCTCTCGCTCTTGGGTGCGAAGCACCGGTAAGGAAAACTGGCGCGGGCGCCAGAACATTTTCATCAGTAGGACCTGCAAGGTCAGTGCTTTGCTGAAATGTATTCTTATTCAATTTCTCTTTCTTTTTCTCTTTCTGATTAGAATAAGAATACATTTCAGCAGAAATTAAGGTACCTAGATCGATATTGTTTTGTTTCATTTTTGACTCCTATTATTTGTTTCCATGTATTTGTCGAACTCTTGGTAGAGAGTGTGAGCAGACGCTACCAACATCTGCTCACGGTTGACAAATAACGGAGAATGTAACTCTGTCAAAAGTTACACTGTATTTATACATGATATTGCTTTTCTTGTAAATAAGTATGGTAAAATTGCAATTTCACCAAATGTATTTGAATACACAGAAAAAGTTGCTATACTACAATTGTGTTTTAGTTATGATTCTTGTAAAGTACTGACTGACTCCAATCTTCTATTATCCCAGTCAAAGACTCTGGCCCCGTAGTTAGTACGAAACGGGGCTTTGTTTTAAATGATAAATACATTATGGCAACTGAAAAACTATTAACTGTACTTGCAATCAATGATTATAGTGTGGGACCATATAATTATTATGTTTCTACACCTAATGATGGGTGTATGTATTTTCACACCAAGAAACAAGCAACAAACTTTATAAATTTTTATAAAGAATATCAAACAAAACAACAGGATAAAAATGGCAATAAACAACACAAACAACACTTACAACATATACAATAATACATATAGGCCTGGGTACGGTCGAGTACATAATGTATTTGAAATTAAAGTAGATGATCACACTTATAAACAAATAGTCAATTTTGCAAGTTTATATAAAGCCAATATACAATTGACAGATGAAAAAATAATTAGGTATAAAAATGATCCAATATCAAAAATGATGGAATATGATTATGAAATACCTAGAAAAGAAGATATTGATGAAGTGGTAAATATTAAATTACCATTAACCGATTTAAAACATTTCATGCGCAATTATGAAAATCATATGGAAATCATTGATAATTTAGATGATCCAAGAGTACAGGAAATGCTAAGTCAATTATTGATGTTCATTAGATTAAAGACATAAAAAAAACGCCCCGATTATGGGGCGTTAACATTTACTAAGCAATTTTATAAATGTAGACGATTGCTTAAAAGAAAAACGCATGGCTGCGTCATGAATACAAGATGGACAAGATCGCAACCGCCTACAGTGTATTTATGCCTAATTCTTTCATTTTAATTTCCTTAAATTATTTTCATGTGTATTAAACCAAATACTAATGCAGAACATAATATTGGTACACCCCATGAAATTATTGCTTTGCGTATATGATCATTGCGCATTTTGTCTTTGTCTTTTTGATCTTTTACCCAATGTAATAATTCTACAACTTCATGTGGAGTATATCCATTACGACTAACTTCTAATTCAGTTTTTAATTGTAGTTGACTGTTAGTGAGTGTATTTAATTTTTCGACCATTTGTTTCTGGTCTTGTCGTATTTCATTCAATACACTTAATATGATGTCTTTGTCTTCTGTCATGGTTTTTCCATTGTAATTTTTACCCAACTTAATGTGTATTCGTCCCATACATGCATATTAAAGTCTTCTGGATAAGGCTTAGGACTTACCCATAAACAAGTATCCTCGTCCAATGTCCAACTAGGGTAAGGTTTAGGAGGAATAAATGCATCACGAATAAAATCATATTTGTATCCTATGCCTGCATAATTTTTACGAAATGGCGTACCATCAGGATGTTGACCACCTTTAGTGTTATAACTTGTACGTTTGCAAACTTGCCCACGAACTTCACCATAAAGTTTTTCCCAATCAACGCCTACATCGTCTTTACCGGGTATTACTTCTGTTACTATATTGTTTTCGTCTAAAAATGCGTAATGTGCCATAATTTGTTCCTATTAGAATGAAATGTTTCCAGTACCAGCAGTGAATGCATATATGGTAAATCCAGAAACAGTGTTGGTTGTGTTAAATGTTAGTGTGTTTGCAATATTTGCCGTGAATGGATTAGGTACTTTTAATATCACAATGCCGCTTCCGCCTGTCTGACCTGCAGCATTGGCCAAGCCGCCGGCGCCACCACCAGTATTTACAGTTCCAGGAAATCCGGCGCCGAAGTTGCGGCCGGCTTGACCACCGCCCAGGCCACCAGTGCCGTGAGTCGATCCCCCGATGTTGACATCCCAACATGCACCACCGCCACCCCCAGCATAATATGTAAGAGTTCCTGTAATATTGCTTTGTAATCCATTTCCGCCATTTCCCCCGGCTCCCGGTGTTGCATTAGACCCTGCTTGTCCTGCGCCACCACCGCCGCCACCTGCCGGACCACCATTAGTTACTGGACTAGTGCTTTCACCTGCAGCACTTCCACCATTATAACCTTGTTGTGGACTACTATTACCAATACCACCTGCTATATTTCCTGTGGAATTAGTACCGCCACCTCCTCCACCTGACCCACCATTATTACCAACAGTACCACCGAATGGTTGATAATTGCCACCTTTACCACCACCCTGAGTAGTTATATTTGCAAATACACTATTAGATCCATTAGTGGTACCGCCTGCACCAATCGTTACTGTATAATTGGTACTTGGAGTTAATGTTAAATTACCAGTAAGTAAACCGCCTGCACCTGCGCCTCCTGAGCCACCACGATTAGTTGTAGATGTATTACGACCTGATCCGCCTCCACCAGCAACGACTAAATAATCCACCGTAACAGTACTAACAGGAGTTACTGAATTGCTAGGTAAACTATTTGCACTATTACCAATACTAGTAGTTGCAACACCTGTAAAAGTATATGCAGTGCCATTTGTCAATCCAGTAACTACAATTGGGCTACTAGCACCTGATTGTGATATGTTGCCAGGATTACTTGTCATGGTATATGAAGTAATGGGACTTCCACCATTACTTACACTTGGTGTAAAACTAATACTTGCTTGCGCATTTCCACCAGTAGCCACTAGACTTGTGGGTGCTGCAGGTAGTGTCAAACTAGTTTGATTATAGTTGCTAAATCCCGGAGAAGAAATGGTCATTACATTACCTTTGTTTCAACGTTAGAATGTAATGTTACCGGTGCCAGCAGTAAATGCATAAATGGTAAATCCAGATACTGTATTGGTTGTATTAAATGTTAATGTGTTAGCAATATTTGCCGTGAATGGATTAGGTACTTTTAATATCACAAGACCACTTCCGCCACTACCTCCACCACTATTGTCACAACCGCCGCCACCACCACCAGTATTTACACTACCACTAATACCACCTGTATTAGCACGACCATTGCCGCCGCCGCCGACTCCACCAGTGCCATTAGCGGCGCCGCATCCCCAAGGAGCGCCACCACCACCGCCCGCGTATGCCACGTTAGCCCCCGTTATAGTAATATATTGGCCACTACCACCATTACCACCTGGACCATTAAATGTGGTATCACTACCTGCTGCTCCTGCGCCGCCGCCGCCGCCGCCGTTTGGACATGAAAAACTAGCCGTAGCAAATCCACCACCATAACCTTGTTGTGGACTACTGTTACCACTACCACCAGCAATAGTTGCTGCACCAAATACGGTAGCACCACCACCGCCACCACTACCACCACTACTACCAACAGTACCGGTATTTACATCATAATTACCGCCTAGGCCGCCACCTTGACTAGTTATACTACTGAATACACTGTCAGACCCATTAGTATTGCTGCCACCTGCACCCACTGTAACAGTATAATTTGTACCTGGACTTACTGATAAATTACCAGTACGTAAACCGCCGGCGCCACCGCCGCCTGTGCCACCATTAGTTGCTGACTGACCGGTTCCGCCAGCGCCGCCACCAGCGACAACCAAATAATCTAATGAAAACGCATTTGCTGGAATTACTGAATTACTCGGTGAACTGTCTACGCTATTACCAACGGCAGTAGATGCAATACCTGTAAAAGTATATGATGTACCATTTGTCAATCCAGTGACTATGATTGGACTACTAGCACCCGACTGTGATATATTACCTGGATTACTCGTCATGGTATATGAAGTAATAGGACTTCCGCCATTGGCGCCTGGTGTGAAAGCAATACTTGCCTGACCGGGTCCGGGAGTACCCACTAAACTTGTGGGTGGAGAAGGTAGTGTCAAACTAGTTTTGTTATATGTGCTGGTAGTATACCTAGAAATAGTCATTACGTAATCTCTGCACCAAATGCGCTAAATGATAAATCTGCCGTACTGGCACGAATCGTGACAACATCAGTAGCAGCAAGACTAAATCCAAGCGTCAATGCTATACTGTCTACAGCATTAATTGGCACGCCGAAAGCAACATAATGTTGATTTGCCAATGTAGCGCCTGCAGGTCTAATTGCAATTCTAAAACTTGCTGCTGTTGATCCACGATTTGCTATGTTAATTGTTGATAGTACTGCTGATGTAGCAGCAGGGACAGTGTACAGTGTTGAATCACTATTTGCACTTGGTGCGTCTTGTCCTAATACTTTATAAGTTGTTGGCATGTTTTACATTCCTGATAATAAAAATACTTGAAATTCGCCAGCGCCGCCACCACCGCCAGCGCCACTGAAGCCCGATATACCCTGCATTCCACTAAATCCAGATACTCCACTAGTACCTGCAGGTCCAGCAGAACCACTAAAACCAGATATTCCACTAGTACCTAAAGTTCCAGCAGGACCACTAAAACCAGATATTCCACTAAATCCGGAATATCCTGAAGATAATCCTGCCTGTATAAGATTTTGAATAGGAACTAGCATGGTGTTTATAACAATTTCAATTGTGCTAATGTAAGTTCAGTGGTAATTATATCTTGATCAATACGATTAAGTTCATCCAAATCACCTATACTTTGAGCGGTGGCTTTTGCATTATTTAAATATTGCAATTTATTTTGCAATAAAACTATTAATTGTTCGATTGTCATACTAATACCACCAATTCTTGTGCAACTGTAGAAAGATGTGCTTGTAATAAAACTACATCATATT